CATACACAGGTAACGCTGCAACAGGCTATAACGATCCTGTTGGCGGCTCTCCGTCCAACGTTGGCAATCAAATTCGTACAGATAAGTACGAGAAAAAAGCACTCATTGAAGCACGCAAAGAGCAGTATTTTATGCCTTTGTCTAACTCAGTAAATTTACCCAAAAACATGGGTAAGAAAATTAAAAAGTATCATTACTTGCCGATTCTTGATGACGCTAACATTAATGATCAAGGTATTGACGCAGCAGGTGCAGTTCAGGCTGGTTATACAGATACTTGGACTGTTTCTGGCGGCAGTATTCAATCTGAGCCAGGGCATCCAGCAAACACTATGTATTTTGTGGGTCAAACAGAAGATGCAGCCGGCCACGCTAGTGGATCGGCTGCAACTGCAGCTACCAAAGAGCTAATCTTCGACAAAGCAACTAATGGTGTAGCAACCGGCGGTTGGGGAGTTACAACCTCTGAAACTTCGTACACTAGTACTTTTGGCACTGAATTAGCCGACGCTGGATTTACTGTTACAGTAGGTACTCCAATAACGCAAGGCGGTAATCTTTACGGTTCATCAAAAGATCCTGGCGTTATTATCGGCAAAATGCCTTCGCTGACCGAACACGGTGGCCGTGTAAATCGTGTAGGACACAAGCGCATTGATCTTGAAGGCTCTATTGAGAAACAAGGTTTCTTTGATGAGTACACGCAAGAGTCTTTAGATTTTGATACTGACGAAGATCTAATGATGCACATTACGCGAGAAATGGTTAATGCCGCTACTGAGATGACTGAAGATCGGTTACAAATAGATCTTCTTAACTCTGCAGGTGTTGTTCGTTACGCCGGCACTGCCACAAGCACGGCTACTGTTGCCGATGACGATATAGTTTCATATGGCGATTTGTTGCGTTTGTCGATTGAGTTAGATCAAAACCGTACGCCTAAGCAGACTAAAATGTTTACAGGCACGCGAATGGTTGACACTAAAACCGTAGCAGCATGTCGAATCCTGTACATCGGCTCTGAATTAGTTCCTACACTTAAAGCAATGGTAGATAGCTTCAGTAATGCGGCGTTTATTCCTGTACAGCATTACGCAGGTGGCGGCACAGTAATGAACGGAGAAATCGGTACGATTGATAACTTCCGCATTGTTGTTGTGCCTGAAATGGTGGCATACGCAGGGGCAGGCGTGGCAGGCACTAATACTAGTGAAGTTTATGAAACCAATGCGAAAGTAGACGTTTTTCCAATGCTTTGCGTTGGTAGTGAGTCGTTTTCTACAATTGGTTTTCAAACTGATGGACAAACTGTCAAATTTAAAATCACGCATAAAAAACCAGGTGAAGCTACTGCAGATCGTAATGATCCGTACGGCGAGACTGGCTTTATGTCAATTAAATGGTACTACGGATTTTTGTTAGAGCGTCCTGAGCGTATCGCAAAAATCTTAACTGCAGCGACAGTATAAATCAGTAACCTTTCTTAACCTTCCTCCTTCGGGGGGAAGGCTTTTTTATTTACATTCAATTATCGGAGATTTCCGCAATGAACGAACCTACAGACAACAGTGAAATAATGTCAGCAGAGCTAGATGCATTAAAAGCACGAGCTGATGTATTAGGCGTAAAATACCATCCTGCAATTGGTGCTGAAAAACTTGGTAATAAAATTGCCGAAGCTTTAAACGCAAAAGAAGCTGAAAAAGAAGCTGAAATTGTAAAAAATACTGTCGTTGCGCAACCAAAAGTTGTAGCAAACAAAGATTTAACTGAAGGGCAAAAACGAAAAAAAATTAAAGAAGAAGCAACTAAGTTGCTACGTGTTCGCGTAGCGTGCATGAACCCTAACAAACGAGAGTGGCAAGGTGAAACATTCTCTGTCGGCAACTCGTTAATAGGCCAAATTAAAAAATACGTGCCGTATGACACAGAATGGCATGTACCACAAATTATTGTAAACGCAATTAAAGAGCGCACTTGCCAGGTATTTACTACTACAACCGGCCCACGCGGACAAAAAACGCGAGCTGGCAAACTCGTAGCAGAATTTGCCATTGAAAGTCTTCCGCCTTTAACAGGCAAAGAACTTCATGACTTAGCACAAAGGCAAGCTATGGCAAATGGTTCTACTGAATACTAAATAGTTAATTTTCTAAGGCGGCATTAATGGCTATCCAGATACAAGATTTAACAGACGCGCAATTAAAAGACGGTAATGGAGTCTTTGATGTATTAATGCGCTCTGTAGCTTCGCACCTTGATCAGGAGTACTCGAAAAATAGAATTCGAGGCCCTGAATATTCTCAGGTCTATCTTGGAGCTATTAATGCTGTCTTAGAAAAATCGCTAACATTTGTTTTACAACAAGAAAAAATTGTTGCTGAAAATAGTTTAATTACAGCTCAATACGACAATACAGTTGCTGAAGGATTAAATATCACTAAGCAAGGTATTTTAATTGATGCACAAGCATCTAAGATGGCAATAGACGAAACATTAGTAGCACAACAAGCTCTTAAAGTTTTACAAGATACAAATTTAACTGAACAGCAAGTGTTAAACGAAGTAATTAAAGAAACTTTGTTAGAAGAACAAGTTGATACAGTAATTGCTGAACGACAAAACATCCCAAAACAAGGAGCGTTAATAACTGCTCAAACATCTAAAGTAGGTGTAGACGAAACTTTAGTTACTGCGCAAGTGAGTAAATTAAATAAAGATGAAAATTTAATTGATCAACAAATACTTGTTGCGGCACAAGATGTATTAACTGCAGAACAACAAGTACAAAACTCCATTAAAGAAGTCTTGTTTACCCAAGCTAAAATTGACAAATTAACTAAAGACGAAGATTTGGTAGATGAGCAAATTACAAGATCTACGGCAGAACGTGCAAACATACCTAAGCAAGGTGAGATGATTGATGCACAAAAAGCGAAAGTAAACGCAGATACTACTTTGGTTACAGCGCAAAAGGGTAAAGTAGATGCTGACACTGTTTTAACAACTTTAAATTACACTAAAATTGATAAAGAAATTAATTTAGCTACGCAAAACATATTAAACGCTGAGCAAGAAGTGCTGATGTCACAAGCCCAAGTTGAAAAGCTTGAATTTGAAGTAGATGCAATGCTGCCCGCGCAGCTAACTAAAATTAACGAAGAAAATCTTTTGTTAGTTAAGCAAGCAGCAAAACTTGACGCAGACACTGGTTTAGTTAGTAAACAAGAAGACAAAATAGATAAAGATATAGAGGTTGCTGCGCAAAATATTCTTAATGCAGAACAAGAAGTCTTAATGTCAGCGGCACAAGTAGAAAAAATTGGATTTGAAGTAGCTTCGTTATTACCTGCTGAATTAGATAAGATTACCGCTGGTAACTTATTAACAGCTGAGCAAACGTTAAAACTTGTAGAAGACAAAGAATTAGTTGAAGCACAAACTGTGCAAATTTCTGCAGAGACTGCAAATATTTCAAAACAAGGCGATTTAATTGATGCTCAAAAAGATAAAGCTATTGCAGAAGAATTGCGTATTGATCAAGATACTGCATTAACAACGGCACAAGCTGGTAAGGTTGCTTTTGAACTCAGTGATATGTTGCCAGTACAAAAACTTAAACTAGAAGCAGAAAAAGATGTGGCAGTAAAACAAATTGATGTAGCCACACAAGAAATTGCAATGTCTACAGCGCAAGCGTTAAAAGTTGGATATGAGGTAAGCGATGTATTGCCTGCTGAAGTAGCTAGGCTTACTGCACAAAACGCATTAACAGCTAAGCAAGAATTAAAAGTTGTAGAAGATACCGCATTAACTTTAGAGCAGAAAAACAAATTAGCTTACGAAGTAACAAACATGCTGCCGGAAGAGCTGGCTAAGTTAGTTGCTGAGAAAAACATTACTATTCAGCAAGTGCGTAACGCAGTAGCTGATGTAAGTATTGCTGAAGCGCAAGTAAGCAAAATAGAATTTGAAGTTGAATCCTTATTGCCAAAACAACTAGAAAAAATTACTGGTGAAGCCGGCGTATTAACTGCTAAAGCTGTCAACACTGGATTAGAAGGAGATATTTTACAAGACCGTATTACCAACAACCTGGCTAATGAAAGTTTAATTATTTCCTCACAAAAAGATTTGGCAGCTAAAGAAGTTGAAATAGCGGCGCATAAAGAAAATATTGTAGAAAAAGAAGTTGATTTAACAACCAGTAAAATTAGCAAATTAGACGCTGATAAATTAGCAGTTGATGCTGAAGTTAATAAAACTGCTCAAGAAACTACTTTAATTCAGCAAAGAGTCCAAAATGCTGTAGCAGAAGAAGCAGTAGCTGAGTCAACAGCCTGTAAGCTTAAAGCTGAATTTGACACATTGATGCAACAAGAACTTAAACTTATTGCTGAAACTCAATTGTTAGGCCAAAAGAAAGCGACTGAAGTAGCTCAGACAACGTCAACGAACGTTGATCCAGATAGTGTGGTTGGTGTACAGAAAGCGTTGTATGCGGCGCAAACCGCCGGCTATCAGCGAAATGCTGAACAGCAAGCCGCTAAAATTATGGTAGAAACGTGGAATACACGTCGCCTTACAGATGAGACAACCACGGCACCTACAACTGAAAATAAACTCAGGGACGTTGATATTGGGGCTGTAATACAAAAACTAAAAGAGGGAGTAGCAGCCCCGTAAAAACTTCAGATAAATATTACATAATAAGCATAATTAAGGAGCCTTTTGGCTCCTTAATTTGTTAGGCACAGTATTATGGCCAGTTATTATTTATATAATTATTCACAGCACGCAAGAATGTTTCGAGATGAGGACATTCCTGATGTGGTTGCCGAAGCTGGCCGTTTAGCCATTATAAAAAACTTGCCTTTAATTCCTGTAATTCTTAGCCAAATAAAAGATAGTCAAAGCAATAATTTTGAAAGAGCGTGGCAACTAGCAGGGCAAAGTACGGTTGGCAACACTGAAAACTCAATAGGGTTGTTACAGTTTTCGCACACCAATGTAATTAAAAACTCAGAAAAATGGACATATGGCAGCAGCAATTATAGAGCTGGTGACCCCAACGAAGAATATTTTTATAACAGAAGAGATCCTAAATCCTATAATTTTTTTGGGGTAGCCGCATTAGCTGTTGCTGATCAATTAGCCACAAAATTTAATGTCCCTCTTACGCCGGCTCCCTACGACGGTGTAACAGAAACCCCGTATCCCAGTGAAATAGGAAAAATTAATTGGCAAACAGACATTGAGTTTGATTATCACGTTGCTAGTGAAATAAATCTTGATCACGCTAAGTGGGATTACGCTGTCAATGTATTAGGCTTTGTTGAAGAAACCGGTGAGTTAACAGAACGAACGGCTTATCATGGACATAAATGCGTTATATTGCGAGCAATCAAACGTATTAAAGGTAGCTTAACGGATGATGCTACAGCTTATTATCAGTCTCCTTGGATTGCTATAACTCGCAGCAGCAACCGTAGCGAAAAGAGTGGTCCTCTAGGAGGGCTTGGCATAACGCAAGAGGTTGATCGACTGTCTGATTATGACGCAATATACTCAATGGCTTCTGGGTATTTAAATGATTTTCGTATATCGCCTGATTTTGAAGAAGACGGTTTTGAAATTCATTATCAATACTGGGACAGCGTTGGTGATGTACAACAAGAAATTATTATAATAAATAAAAGTGAATTGCACACTTGGGGATTTATTCAAACAACTGGGCCTAATTTAGATATTCAGCCTGTTGTTATTATGGCTCAATATACGTTTACTCCAGCAAGCAGTGGATCAAATGACGTAAACGAAGGCAAACCTTATACAGGGTATATTTCATATAGCCCACCAAAAAGCGCTTTTTACGATGAAGGTAATAACAGAGGTGGTTTAATTAAAACTGCTGGTAGTTATTACGACAATAGCAGCTGGGCAAAACAGCGAGTATTAGAGTATTGGGCTGCTGCTTTTTTTGCGAGCACAACTTCAGGCGGTTCATACGACTCTGCTGAGTTATTTGAAGAAAACGCTGTTTGGCTAATAGATTCTTATAATTCAAATTTTCCGTTATTTGGTTCGTATTTCCCTGTTATTCAGCTACGTATGAGCAGTCAGAACATTACAGAAGAATACGATCCAGACCAATGGGCTGTTAATCAAAAATTATTAAAAACCATGGGGCTTTCACAAGAAGCAATTTTAGACGCTGTATATGAAAATCCTGAAGGCACTGGTGACTTGTCAGAGATTCATCTACAAATGTCTGTTGACATGAACAGTGATAACCAAACAGACATGGCTTACACGTTTGATTGGTGGAAAGCGCGATATGACCAAGCTTATTTGCTAGAACCTAGAAATACTGTTCAAGATATTGAAAACGGTTTAGATGCTTACGATCCTTTAGAATATGGATTTTCCGAAAAATTTTGGTTTATGACGTTAACTGTACACAGTATTTCATTTCGCTACAAAATTGGGTCTATTGGGGATGTTGGTACTTATGAAAAAGAAGTAACTCGACCATCATCTCCATCGTCGTTTCTTGATCCGCCTCCTGGATATAACAATTTTTACGACAATAAAATATCTTACCCTAGCAGAAACGGTGATGTTCAAAAGAATTCTTGGGATCAACTCGGTCAGTGGCAAAACTCCCATAAATACTGGGTTTATCGTAAACAAGTTGCTCCAAATATTTATCAAGAATTAATTGTTAAAAATCCACTAGCAGTCTATTACGGTTGGGATGGCGGCGATTGGGAAGGTGGAACAGGCCGTTGGGAATTAGACGGAATAGGGGGCAATCGACGCTACAGAACAATGAATGCAGATCTTTCGTACGCTGCAGGCATTAACAACATGTTTCTGCCAGTTGATATGACGCAACTAGCAAGTTCTGTGCGCTCTATTAAAAAGCGAAACGAGTTTTATTATAGAAATTATCGTTTATATCTGTCTTCTTGGTCAGAAGTAAAAGTAGAGTGGTATGAAACAGAAGAATTTGCAGACTTTATTATGGTTGTTGGCTTTGCATTAGCTATTTTTACTTTTGGTGAAAGCATAGCCTTAGCTACAACTATTATTGCACTTTTAGAAGCTATTGCAGTTTGGGTGCTAACAACACTCATAATTTCATTTATAGCCAAAACCGTTGTGCGCTTGGTTGGAATTGAAGCTGCTTTAATTATTGCAACTATTGCAATGCTACTAGGCGGATTTGCCGGAGATACAGGTTTACTATCAGCAGAAAATTTGTTTTTATTTTCTAGTGGATTGTCTGGCGGCGTCCAAACAAATTTAGCTGACAAAATGGAAAAATTGGAAAAAAACAGAATTGCTTGGGAATTATCTAATGAAGAGCGTTTTGCAGAATTAGAGCAGTATGATTCCTTAATAAATACTCAGCAATTTATTGAGCCATATGCTTTCATACGTCAAGAACCGATCATAATTCCAGGAGAAGAAGCAGAGCAATATTACGAACGAATATTTTCTGGAAATATTGGAGTTTTGACTTACGACATAGTCAACAATTACGTTGATATAAATTTAAGATTGCCAACTTTTCATGACAGTTTAGGTAATTCAAATTACGCATAAAAGATAGGAGATTTCAATGAATCAAGCAGTTAACAGATTTTTAGGTGGTGAAATTGAAGATGTAACCTCGCAGCCTTCTTGGACGTCAAAAGACATGTTGATAGGTAACACAGGGTACACAAATCAACAGGCTAATCAATCTAACCCGTGGAACAGTTCTGGTAATTATCTTCAAAACGCTGGAAAAGCTTTAAACATTACACCTGCTTCTTTTCAACAAGCAGGGCCTACCATGGGATCAGGCTATCAATTTAGTTCAGGTCAGCCATCAAGCATGTTTGAGTTTGCTGATTTAGGCTCTTTTGCAAAGAAACCATGGCAACCTAAAGGCGGTATGAAAAATTGGATGTTTGGTGAATACAACCCAGATACGGGGACTAATACGCCTGCGTATGGTATGCAGACATTAAATGCTGCACTAGGTTTAGGCCAGTCATTTCTTGGGTATCAGCAATATAAAATGGGTAAAAAAGCGTTTAAACGTTCAATTTTTGAAAGTGATCGTAATTACAACGCACAAAAACAAACAATTAACACCGCTATGGAAGATCGCGCTAGAGCTAATTACAGCGCTAATCCTAATTTTTATCAGTCTCCTGAACAATACATGAACAAAAACGAGATTAAATAATATGCCTATTACGTGGAAAAATATTGAAGCCGATGCAGGAAAAATGGCTGTTAGCAATGATTTTTTAAACAGCGCTAACACCAATATGGCCGCAGGTATTGGTCAATTTCAAACTGTTTTAAACAATGAAAAACAACGCCAAGAAGACAACCGAGAAATTGTTACTGATAACAATACTTTGTCGTATCAGAAGTTTTTAAATTCAATGAGTCCTGAACAACTTCAAGAAGCACAAGCGTCTGGAGCCATAAACAATCAATTGGGGCAATACGGAAAATCTATTGACCAAAATGTTGCGTTAAATGGTTTTAACGACAGGCTTAATGCTGCACGAAGCGAGTTTAACGCAGGGGTTACGTACGACAACAATGTACGTGACGAGAAAGAGCGACCAACTATTCAGCAGTTTAAAGCAGCTATTGCGGGTGATGATGATGCCGCTTTTGCAAAACTTACTGCAGATAACCCTGGCTTAAGTAATTTAGGGGACTTAACAAATGAGTACAACGATAAGGAAAGACGTAGGTTAGAAATCGGCAGAACAGAAAAGATAATAAGCAGTAAACAAACGATGGATTCCATAATTCAAGACGGATTTGCGGCTGGTAAAACTGAACGTGAGATTCAGACTGATATACACGCAGCACGAGTTAGCGGGGACATATCGGGAGATGATCAAAATAAAGCTGTTACTACAACTTCAGATTATTTTGCTGCGCAATACAACATGACGCCCACTGAAAAAATTAATTATAATACTGACATAGCTAAACTTGATGCAGCTTACAATGCTGCTGTGGAACGTGCTGAGCTTGTAAACCAGCAAGCAGAGGAAACTTATAAATTAAACGAAGGGTTTAACAGCACGACAATACCAGACAATAACACTGCAAGCACTGCGTTAGAAACGTTTAAACAGAGCGGCTTTGATCAAAACCCTACTTGGGGCACATCGCCTGACAAATTAATTAATGACCAGCGTGAGCGATTGCTTCATGGAGAAGTACTAAAAAACGCAAAGGGTAATCCTATTTTAGAAAACGGAAAACCTAAACGAGCGGGAGGTATAGACGGCGATCTGCAAGAAGGTGAAGCGTACGCAATAATAACTCACGCTTTGAAAAAATTTCTGGCGAACAGTGGCGCTGTTTTCACCGAAAATTTGGGAATTGAGGAACTGAACACAGCAGTTAACAATTCATTGGAAACTTATTTGATAGGTAACGCAAAAAGAGCTGAGCATGAAAAAAACCAACAAGATCATTTACAATATATGCAAGGTCTTAACACCGCGTACGGAGCAGGCAAGACTGATGCACTAAGAAAGAACACAACCAAGTTTAACCAACAAAAAATACAAAACGCTAAAATACAATAGTTTTTCTTTCTACTTTAGGATCGTAAATGGCAACTCCAGCAGAACAAGTACTAGCATCTTTAGCACCAAAATCACAAGCAATTGCGGCAGCAACAGAAAACAAGACAATTCAGCTAGGCAATTTAACTGTGCCCAGTGAACAGGTGCTTGTAAACCCTGCGTATGAAACTCAAAATAATCGCAATTTACGAAATCAAGCGGCTTTAGAAAAAATTAAAGCGTCAAATGCTGCTGTAAGAGAATCTGACAAAACTGCTTGGAGAAAAAGTGATGAAGACGGTGTTTGGCCGTGGATGAAAGATACTGCTGCAAGAATAAGTACAGTAAGCAGTAGGATTGTTAATGAAACAATTAATGCACCGTCAAGCATAAGAAGTGCTGCTAGAGCTTCTTTATTAACTGAAAAAACAGCCGATATTGGTCGGCGTGACCAGGATTATCTTCGATACCAAGAATTAATTAGTCAACCAGGCAGTCCGATAGTTAAAGACGAACGTGACTTGGCTTTGTTGAATAATCCACCACAGCCTATTACGCAAGAAGAATCTGAGTATTTAAATCAAAGACCTGTACAAACAGACGAGCAACTTAGAGGGTCACAGCTTGGTGGATCGGGGCAGAAAGAAAAAGCAACGACAAGTATCTACTCTCGCAAAGAGCTGCTTGATAAAATTGACAAAAGTGCTGAATTTAGAAAAAAAGTAGATAAAGCTTTTGAAAATAGTCTGTCAGTAAAAGGAATAGTACAGAAAAATAAACAAAATAGATTAGATAACGCAGTTCAAAAAGATTTTGAAGTAATGGACGGTGAAAAACGTTTAGATACTATTGTTGGGGAATGGAAAGAAGGTAACAAGGTTGATAGTGCAATAGAAACAGCCAAGTTAATTGGCGACATGACTACGTCTTTAATAGAAAACGGAGCAAATAATAAAATTGCTGTAACTGGGTATATAGCAGAAGTTATTCCTTACATGATGGCAGGAATGTACGGTTCAAAAGACAAAATAGTTGGCGGAAAAGAGGTATTAGCTGGAATTAACGCAGCTTACGCTGGAAACATTTATTCTGATGGTGTTGAGCATTATAAGAAAGAAAACAATGGAGAAATTCCAGTAGGTAAAAACAACGCAGAAATAGCGACATGGAGCGCAGCTGCAGGAAGTGTTGAATTAGCGGGTAACTTAACTTTGTTAGGTACTTTAAGACCTAAAACTATGAGTTTGGAAGCCGCTAATAAAATACTTACTCGCGGAGCCGCAAGAAACACTCTAAATAAAACTGTTGCTGCAACAGGTACGACTGCTAAAGGTGCAGTAGTGGAATCCGCAACAGAAGTAGGGCAAACGTCTATTGAAGATAATTTTTCAAAGCTAAACAGAGATTTTGATGTTCCTAAACTGGTTCATGCATTAGCAGCTGGATTTTACGGCGGTGGTGGTGTGGCAGCTCCAGGCGCAGCAATAAACGCATTAACAACGCCTGACAATACAACGCAAAAAGCAAAAAAACGTGTAAATTCAAACCTAAATAAAATAGTAGAAAAAGCATTTGAATCTGTGAATACAGGTGACGTTGCTGATTTAGTTGATAAGGATAAGCCTGAAACTTACAGTCCGTTACATGCTGCAAGCGCTTTAAAAATGCGTTTAGAAAATCCTAATCTAACTGAAGATGAAAAAGTCGAAGCAACTGAAACATTAAATAACGTTATAAAAGATTCTGAACAAGTAATGGACGATTTAGCTAGTAAAATCGAAACCATTACGCCATTAACTATACAAAAAAGAAAAAATAACCTTAAAAAAGTGTTTTCTGATCTTAAAATGTTAAAAGAACAAAAAGATTCTGTGCCTCCTGTTGCTGAAGGTGAGCCGGCTTTATCTAAAAAAGAAATAGCAAAAGAAATTAAAAGAAAAAATATAGCTTATAGAAAAGCAGAAAAGCTAGCTAAGGCAGCAAGAAAAAATCAAGAAACTAAAATAAAAGAAGAAAAAGAATTTTTAGCAACAAAGCCAGTTAAACAGCTTGTTGCTATGCGTAAAGCAATGAATGATGTGTACAGCCAACAAGATAATGCTGGAGAAAAAGCAAGCGAGCCTGCAGTAGCTGCCGCTGATAGTGTTATTGATAGTGCAGATGCAACGCCTGAACAAAAAGAAGAAGCAGCACAACAAACTGTCAGTTATATGCTGAATAATGAAGTATTTGCTACGCCAGAACGGGCACAACGGTTATTGGATAGCAACCTGACAGGATTTACGCCGCAACAAACAGAATATTTAAAAGCAATGTTAGATGCGCCGGCTGGAGATAGTAAAGTAAGTAAAGAAGTTACTGATGGACAAAGTAAAGGATTAGCTTCGTACGCAAAAAGAATTGCTTCTGCAGTGCGCTTGAACGATAAAAACACTGCTGATAAACAACAAACTGATATTAAAGAATGGTTAACCAGTACTGTAAGTAAAAAGAAAGCTGTTGATTCAGCCGACGCAGCGTTTAAAGCGGGTCCTCAAGGTAAGCGCGTTACGCAATACGTGTATAAAACCGATGCAAATTCAAATGAATGGACGACTTCAGACGTAAAACCTGCAAATTTCAAAGAGTTACAAGGCTTAACGTTTGAAGGCAGGCAAAAAAACATTGTTGAAGAAATGGGACAAGAAGTAAAAGCTATTAAAGCAATGGATAGGCAAATAGCTGCTGCTATTGATTTAAAATGGAACAATCAAGATGCTACACAGCCTGCGCCTGAGTCCACGCCCACGCGTGGATCTCAGGAAGCGGCTGCTACACCAACACAAGAAACAGCACAATCAACTGAACAAGACACACTTAACGAGTCTGAAAGTGTTGCACCTACAGAAAGTACGCCTACTGCACTTACTACAGAAAACACTGTGGAGCCTGCGTCGGTTTCCGTCGCTGACGGACAACCGGTAGCGGCGACTCAAAGCACGCCAGAAGTTGAAGCAACAAAAACCCAACTTACTGAATTAAATGCAATTAATGATAACGGCGACGTAAACTTTACTCCTGAAGTACTTACTGTTATGAATGCTGATCCTGTATCGTTTGCAGCGGCTGTGACAGCACTTAAAGCGCCTACCGCACCAGTTGAGCCTGTAAACACAGAAACAGCTCAGCCGGCTGCACAAGCGCCTGTAAAAGCAGCTAAGCCTACACCAAAGAAAAAGAAACAAACATACGCAGAAAAAGTTTTTGCTAAATACAGAGCAATTATAGATGACCCAGACTCTAGTACATTTAAAAAAATTAATGCTGCTGCAAGTTTATTAAAAAATGCTAAAACAGCAGGCAACACTAATCAAGCCGCAGAAGCACAAGCGGTGTTGGCTGAGTTTAAAGAACAAGGTTACGAAACAACTCTTGCTGTAGGCGACAACTACAATGAAGGAATGCGAGTAGTCGCAAATTTTGTACCTGATGACAGTCTTTATGAAGACGAGCAAATAATACAAAAAATAGTAAAGCCGCAAATTAATAAAGACGGCAAAATGGTTCAAGCTGGATCAATAGTAGTATCTCAAGGCACTAAAGTTAGAGAACAGCCTACTACTACTGTGGCTAGGGAGTCTGCGCGACAACCCCAGGAAGTAAATTCTTCTGAGTCTGGAGTGGAGGCGCAGCCGGAAGGACAGCGAAGAACGGATTTAGTTCCTGGGGTTGTTGAAGCGACAACCAGCCAAGAACCACAAACATCTGCTACAGCCCAAGAAGCAGAACCGCAAGTGCAAGCAAAAACCGCAAAAGCGCCTGCCCGTGAACAAATAACTATCAACCTTGATGATTATAAACTTGGGATAGATGCGCTCGACGCTGCCCTAAAAGCAACCATTAATACCGCTCAGCGTACAGTCTCCCGTGGGGAGGTTAAAGAAGCTACAGCGGGGGGGTTCTACTCGATGTTTAAGGCAAATATTAGCCGACACTATGAAGCCAATGGCGCACAACCAGGAAAGTCGGAAGAAATTCGTAAAAAAGTGGTTGCGGAAACATTAGGCGAAGTCGATATTCACGAACAAGTAACCCGTGCTTTGCGTACCCACACATCACTTGAGATCCCATTAACTCGTTTTATTCGCGGTAGAGCGGATATGGCTGAAACGGTTAATGGGATTTTAGGATCGCTCAGCGGAACCAAGGATTTCCAAGCTCTCCCCGCAGAAGTAATGGGTCCCATTGTCGAAGAGTACCTCAACACTCTCCCTCTCATTCAGGTTAGCAAAAAAGGGGAGAACGCGTCTGCTCCAGTAACTGATACATCTTCGTTGCAAGAAAAAGCCAGTGACAATACTCAAGAGTCTGCTAGCAACACTTCTGTAAAGAATGTTGCACAAGAAGAAACAGATGCGCTTACGGCAGAAACAGGCCGATCAAAAGTTCTTTTGAAAGAAACTAAAGAAGAAGCGGCGTTACCGTTTAAAGAAGCTAATTTAATTAAACGTTGGGTAACCCAAGGTAAAAAGAAAGCTAGCGATATAACTAAACACGCACTTGTTGCGCAAAAAGATTTCTTTGCAACTTTATTAAGAAAAGACGGACAAGGCGCACAAATACTTCAAGATCTCATTGGTAATGAAGAATTAACTCCCGAACAAAAACAATTGTTGTTTAAATTAGCTAAATATACGCAAGCATGGCGTGGCAAAATTTCAAACAACATGTCTCACAAAGCAGTTCATAAAACATGGAGCGATAAAGCTAAGTACTTTAAAGAACCAATTTTGAACGAAGCTGGAGAAATTATTGGATACGAAGATCTAGAAGCAAATATTGAAGACGCAATGGTTACTGCAGCGTTTCAATATTTAGTAGAGCACATTCGTGATACGGGTTTTAATACTGAATCAGAAATTCAATATTTGCTAGGTTTAGATAGTAATAGCAGTATAACTGCTTCTGCTGTTTCTATTTACGGCGAAGGTTGGGGACAAAACCATGCTCTGCATAATGAAATTGGCAAAAATGTTATTAGCATACTCAATCTCAAATTAAAAAATGATCCCTCAACAGAGCCACCGCTCGATGTTATGAACACATTAGCAACGTCATTTGGTGCGACGGCTGTAGGATTATTATTACAAGAAGGTATTTTAGAGCAGCGTTCTTTTACTCAACAAGAGTATTTAGAAGCAACAGGGCAATCTGACGCCCCAATGAATAGAATTGTTGCATACCGCATACGTAGAGATTATGCCCCTGACAAAAGAAATAAAGGTACTGCGCCGTTAATATCATTAGATAATGGTTTACCGCCATTGTCATCAATGCTTGAACAAGTCGTTGGTTCAACTGCATTGTTTGTTAAATTGTTTGGGGCAGAAGCAGGAAAGAAATTTCCAACGTTTACACCACAGCAAAACGAACAAAATAAAACCAGTAAAAGTATGCAAGAAATGCCCAAATTAGGCACTGAAAGATTAAACGCGCATAACAATACTGCATATCAACTTAAAGAAACTATGGCTTTTCTTGTAGAAGAACTTGGAGAACAATTTACTAAGTTGGCAATGGGTTGGGTGGATGTAGACAGTAATCCTGAAATAATGCACAAAGTAGACCGAGAAAGCCAACAAGCTGTTAATGCAGAAATTGAGCGTGCAATAGATCAGTTCAACGAATTTAAAGAAATATTAAAAACGCAAAAAGATGGTGCACAAACACCGTTTTATCTGCAATCAGTTATGTGGATAAATCAACGAGTGGGTTATGTACAAAACGCTATAAACCCACAAACAAGCAAGTTTATTCGTCACATGATAGGCGCATCGGCGTATAAACAGACTATTCAATTTGACGGCACAGAAAAAGACACGCAGTTACAAAATATTTTCTTACTTGCTGTAGCGCAAAATCTTGGCTTTAAAATTGAAAATACAAAAAATACTGACACAGTTGCAATCTTGCAAGATGAGATGAGTCAGCCAAATAATGTTCGCGTACAATCAATTATGGCAAATTTGCTTGATCCTGGCAGAGTTGTACCAGTGTCTGCAGAAGACTCTCAAGCTTTATTAGATTTTGTAGCATCACGCAAAGAAAAATTTGCTGTCGTTGACGCGTTATCGCAATACGTACAATTTATGGATGCAGCAAATAACAACGTTCCATTTGAAGCCAATATAATGATGGAAATTGACGGAGTAGCTAATGGGCCGGCACTTCTTCATATGCTGTTAGGTACAAGATTAGAAGATTTTGGTGAGGCATTCGGGTTCTTTACAAAAGATTCTGAACATGAAAGTTTTGCTGACTACAAAAAAGAAGGGCTAGGAGATTTTTACGAAAAAACAACAGTGCGTTTAAAAGGCTATTTAGCAAACTACTTGTCAGCACCTTGGGTAAAAAGTGATAAAGAAAAATATGAATCAAAAAACAAAAAGAACAAACAAGTATTAAGCATTGTTTCAAATTTTATTTCTGAATCAGAAAAGCCGCTTATAGCTGATGGAAAAGCGACAGCAGCTGGACGTAAATTTTCTAAAGGTCCATTAACGCCTCTGATGTTTGGATCATCAGGCAAAAAAGCTTTTAGCTCGTTAGCTGAAAGTATTTTAGATAATTACACGGGAATTATTCTAAGTTTAAAAAACAATCCACAAGAGTTGGAAAGATTTTTAACAGACTTAAACTTTTTAACAAAAAAACAAGCAGGCAAACAGGACGGATTTAAAATCATTGTTCCAGGCATAAATACAAAAATGTCGTGGAATCAAGCAATGGAATTTGAGTTGAGCACGCGACAATATAATTCAGCAAAAGAAACAATTTACAACGCATTAGAACCAAGCACTGATACACTTATTACGAACTATTTTAGTGAATTAATGGAGCGCAGAGACGCAATAGCTACAGCAAGTAGTACTGCGCACGCGCAATATAATCTTGCTTACACACTTGCACGAAAACAATACATAGACGAATTAATTGAACAAGGATTAATAGCAACTCCTGATAACGGCAAAGCACCTTTACATGATTTAACGGCTACTCAAGAAGCAGAAGTGCGAAGACGAGTGCAGTTAATGGAACCTACTGTACATAGTAGAATGTCAAAGCAAGAAAATAACCCTGGCGCTGGATTGCGCATGTCAAAAATGGGTTTTGCATCTACAGATGGTTTTGAAAATGCATATAAAACGAAGACTTATTTCAATTCTCCAATAAATGTTGCAACTAGATTGGCTCGATTAACAGAAGAAGAAGTTAATGAAACAAGAGAATTTTTACAAAGCTATGCTCAAAAATTAGTAGAACAAGAACCTGGAGCAGGAACAACGCCGGCAGGCACGCATTCAACTGATAGTAATATTGCATCTAAAGTGTACGGAAAATTTAAAGCACTTAATGTACATGACGCATTAGGCGTGTCTATTGCTGACGCTGTAGATGTTGCAAAAGATCTTAATAAAGAAACTTTTGTAAGTTTAGTAGAGTATTCTTTGCCCACTGAAGTTGTTACATCAGCAGAACGTGTAAATCGTCAATTTAAAGAATGGGTTGCAGCAAATCCAGAATTAAAAAATGAAATAGATCGTGGCATAAATGAGTATGCAGAAAATACTATAAAAAGAAATAAAGATTTGTTAGAGGGTGTGCAAAATAAGGATGTAGCTGACGCTGTAATTTCTAATTTAGCTCAAATAGCTGAACAAGCTGAAATAGCAAAATTACAGCACTTGCATACGTTACGCGTAGTTAACCAATATAATTTTGAAGATGGTGGTTGGTCTGTTACTCCAGAATGGAAAGCTAACATTGAAGCACGTCTTATTGCTTTAAATGCGCCGTTAACTGCTCCTGTAGCTTCTGTATCTACAGTAGAGACTGCCAATCCTAAAACAGAGCCGGATATGCCATCAGACAGTGCTAGTGGCGCTCAAGTTGGTATGCCTGTTAAGCAGCCAGATTCAAAAACAGAACAAAATATTAATCGTCGTTTAAAGACGATACTAACAAAGTTACCAAACCTGACAGCTAAATCAATTATTGCCCATTTAAACCAACAAATGGACAAAACCACTTTGACGCCAACTGAGCAAGCCTACAAAACATTATTGCCTAAGTTAAATGAAATTGTTGATCCAGATATAGCAATTGTTTATGTAACTAAAGACATGAAAATGCCAAAAGGGACTGAAACAGCGTACGGGTGGTTTAACCCAAATTCTACTAAGGATTATCCTAATGGCGCAATTTTTATCAAAAGTGATGAACATACACATTCAAACGTTTCAGCAGAATTAATAGCGCATGAGTTGCTACATGCGAGCGTTAAGACACAAATGTTTAATGCTCGAAAGAGAAAAAATAAAACTGCAGCTGACAAAATTGTTTTAGCCGCAGTTGATAATTTAGAAGTAATTAGAAAAGCCGCCGAGGACTATATTGCTAGTAACAATTTAGAAGGCTTTGGTAACGCAGTAAACGACGTTGATGAATTGATTGCTTGGGGCATTACTAATGAACGCTTCCAAAAAGAAGTGCTTGGTCAACTGGTAATTGACAATAAAAAGCTAAAAGAAACAGGCTTGGAAAATTCTGTTAAAAATGGCATTAAACAATTTATTAAAGCAATAGGACAAATACTTAATGCAAATTTAGGTGCTAAAGCAAACACAGCAGCCAGTATTAATGCATTACAGCTTGTGTTTGCTAACACTGCTGCTGTTATGTCAACAGTAGATAGCAGAGGTGTTCAAGCGTTAAGTAATAAACAACGCATTAGTAAGCAAGACAGCGGTGCTCCTATAAGCTTTAGCCACAGGAGAGTATTTGAAGCGCTAGGCAATTCGCACGGTGCGCCAAGTACACCAAGACATGTAGGCAGAATGGCTAGTGCATTGGAACAAGTAGTCGAAACAGTGTACGGGCCTTTTGGAATGTTCCAAGCTGAAGCTGAACGTAGTTCGCCGGCAATAGCTACAGATGTATTTTTGCAATCTTTGGCCAACAAAACTAAACCATTTACTTCTAAGGCGTTAGGGGTATTGCAATTAAATGATCAAGAAGCGTTTACTTTAGAATCAGTTGAGCTGGTAATGAAAGAAGCGCTAGAAACAGACACTATTGCATCTTTAGAATTAGCTAAAGTGTTTGAAGAAGTGCGTAACTCACTGTCTGCTACAGATTTTTATTCAGGAGACGTAGCACAAGCCCAAGAAATTTATGATTTTATATTTAACGCAGATCAGCGCATTGACGAAAAAAGATCAGATTATTTAAGTAGGTTTTCTGCTTTAGCTGTTGCGTACGCGCCTTTAGCGTCTGCTATGGATCAATTAACTGTTCCTGAATCAGAGAATCAGCAAGGCAGTACGTTACTAGAAAAAGTTAGCAAAGTTGTTAAAGACGCATTTAATAGACTCCGAAAAATTATTACTAGAACAAGCTCTGCGAATACGCAAAGTCAGCGCCATGCTATTTTAGCCAAAAATTTAGCTACAATTCGGAAAAAAGAAGCTGCACGACTACAAAAAGACAAAACTGTTTTAAACATTGCAGAAAACACAATAGATACACTGGCAGAAAAAGGGAAAAACAAACTAGTATCAGTTTTAGCGTCAAACCGGTTTAATAATAAATCTACAATTATTAAAGCATTTAGTTCAATAGGGCAAGTGGCTTTGTCAGGGCAAGGAGAAGCAATTGTAAAGACAATTAATAAAGTACGTAATGAACTTACTGAAGGCAAGCAAGGCGTACTTATGAACATTGTTACTGATTTACAAGGTCGAACTATAGACTCTCAAATATATCACACGTTATTAAATGCGGCTAACAGGCACATGCAACAACGCCAGCAAACAACTAAACAAATAAGTAAATTAGTTGTAGACGCGTTTTCACGTCCTTTAAATAAAGATGAATCAGTAGCAGTTACAGAATTAATACGTACTGATTTATCTGATTTAGTAACTACTTACTCAATGAAAGAACTACAAGAATTGTTTGACCAGGATCAAACAATTTTAGATAGTCGCATTGAAGAACTAAGTTCGCAATTAACAGGCAAAAATAAATTGTATTATTTATATGCGGCTAAAGCGTTAGCTGATCATATGATGACTTCAAATACTCACGAAAATCAAGTTCAAAATGTTTATCAAATAGCAAGAATGGACGGATTTTCTGATAGTGTGCCGGCAAGTGAGCAAAAAGATTTAGTTAAGATACTTAACCCGTTAGTTACATTGCTGTCTATTAAATATATGGAAGAAGCTCCAGCTAACTCTTCTGCACTTTCTGGCGCATCGAAAAAATCAATGTTACGTAAGCTATTTGAACTGGAGAATAATCGTCTTGCCGAAGACGGAACTCCTGATGTAAATAAAAACGGCATAGAATATGTATTACGTTTGCACGCTAGCATGAAGAAAGATGCGTTAAAAAGTTCTTTTGACAACGATCCTAGTTTAATGAAAAAAGGGTATGTTAGAGAAATAAACAATCCTAATATTAGTATAAAAGCAGCTGATCCTTTCAAGGGCAAGGAGCTAGAGCGGGCTGGCTATAAAAAAGTATGGCCGTATAATTCTCCGTTACCTGTAGATGAAGATGCAGTAACTAGTAATTATGTACCGCAACATTTATACATAGCAAAAGGATTAGGACTGCAAAAAGTAGTATCAGGTATAGTATCAAACAAAAATACGCGAGCAAAAGGATCTTTAGCAGGTATAGACAATAACGGCGAATTTAGTCGGGCTAGAATAGTTGAGATAACAGCTAAAAAAGGCAAAAAACTAAATAGTTTAAAAGCTATTCCTGAAAATTGGGACCCACGAAGTGACCGAAAAACAAGATTAGCCCCAATTTGGAACCCTAAAGGAAATATAGTTGGTTGGCGGCAATTGATGAAGGAAACTACAAAAGATGCGCTAATGTCTCCAGATCGTAGAATAGACCAGGTACTTGGGGCAACGGCAGGAAGTATTTTTGACAAGGCAGGATCAGAGGCAATTAATAAAAAAGTTGTTGAAGCGCATTACAAACAATATCAAGAAGACTATCTTGCGAATCCTAATAGTTATATTCATGTTCATGAAAATAGCAAAGATCCTGAAATTGCTGAACGTGCTAAATTACTTCCAAAAACTACTAAGCGCCAAATTAATGCAGTTTGGGGAAAAACTGGTTTAAATGGAATGATGATTAAAAACGACGTATACAATATGTCGGTTGGGTATCGAAAATATTCAATTACTGAAGGGTATGATAAAAAAGCTTTAAGTTTAAAAGCAGCGATAAAAACAGCTATTCCGTATTCACTTAATGATGAGCAGCAACGTACAATTGTTGAACAAGTAACTATTGGTATTGCGACTAAATTAGGCGTATCACAATTGCGCGTTAAACAAACAGAAGATCTTTGGCAAGAAATTGTAGGAGTTGTTAAAGACATACTAGTTGTTAAAAATTTAGTAACGTTTTTAGGCAATTTATCAAGTAATGCAACGCTTCTTGCTTGGTCAGGCGTGCCAATAAATAAAATTATTGCAGGGCATATAAAAGGGTTTATTGATATAAACAGGTATGAGAAAGATGAAAAAAGGTTGTTTGAGCTGAAAAATAAGCTAGAGACAGGGTATTTTGCGGGGGCTTTAGAAAGGAATGTAAGGCAGGATATTGTTCGTCTTGAAAACGCTTTAGAGCGTAATCCAGTACATAGTGAAGTACAAGCTGGGTTGTATCAAACTATTGTTGAAGATGGTATTGAAACAGACGATGACCCTTATTCAATGAAATCAGCGTTAATGGCGTCTATTGATGAAAAGACGCAAAAAGTTCCTAAATTAATTAAAAACGGCGTTAAAATTGCTTTAATGACTCACGACACAGCGCTTTATAAAATGTTGCATAAAGGTACGCAGTACAGTGACTTTATTGGTCGGCTTGTACTGATAGAGCATTTACAAACGCGTAAAAAAGATCCTTTATCAATTGTAGCCGCTCGTAACAGAGCACAAGATTCTTTTGTTAACTACGATATTCCGCAACATAAAGGATTGCAGTATTTAAATGACACTGGATTAATTTGGTTTACTAAATATTACATTCGTATTCAAAAAACAATTATTAATCTTTTG